ATCCACCACCACCGCCGCCTGTTCCACCAGAACTATTATCAGCACCACCACTGCCGCCGCCACCACCAGAGGTGCCACCACCCCCGCCGCCACCGCCGCCGCCATCTTGTCCAGGGGTGTTACCTTCTGAACCGCTTCCTTCTCCCGTGCTACTACCAAATGAACCAGCAGTGCCACCACCACTAGCACCTCTATTCCAGGATCCACCGCCACCACCACCGCCGCCACCGGCGACGATGATTCTTGATCCGTCTGATCTTACAGCAGTTCCTCCGCCGCCGCCGCCACCGAATCCAGAACATCTTCTTCCATCACCCCCAGCACCAGCCTGTCCTCCTCTTCCTCCACTACCAGAACCAGACCCACCATCACCAGGAGATCCAAAGCAACCTCCACCTCCACCACCTTGTTTTCCAATTGTCCATGATAAAGTTCTACCACCATTAGCAAGAGTAAATTTACCAACTCTACCGTTACCACCACTGCCGCCACTACCGCCGGCATCAGATCCACCACCACCACCTTTAGCTCCTGCCACAGTAACAGTGATGTCCTCAGAATCTGATGGTAAAGTAACAGAACCATTACTAGAAGATTGGACAAGTTTAGTTCTTGCATCAGTGGTGTCAGTTACTGTTCCATCAGAAACTGCAACTCCATTAAGGAACCACTGATACTGAACACCACTAGTAAAGAAAGAATCGGTTAATCCAGCATCAATTGTAAAAGTAACACTTGTTCCAACAAGTCCAGAAATGTTTGATGGTTGTGAGACAATTTCAAGTAAAGGTAATACAGAAAGAGTTGCAATTCCAGATGAAACTCCATCATTAATTGCATTACCAGTAGAACGTGCAGTTCCAACAGTTACTGCAGATCCAATTGGTTGAGAATATGCAGATGGGACATAATCTGCTGTTAAGAAAAACTCCCTTCTATTATCTGTTGGAGTGATGAGATTTGAAAGTGTTAATGTTGTTGTAGCAGTTCCCGTTACATAGGTACTATCTGATAATGCACCAACTCCAACCTCATTCCAACGATAGGTAATGTATCCAGTATTTGTTGCTGGATTTGTAATGATACCAACAGTGTGGAAAAAAGCAGTGGCGATGCCACTAAAGGTAGCAACACCACTGCTTACAGTTCCAGAATCTGCTACAACAATTCCAGTTGTAGCAACCCCAACAGGATTTGAGGTAAATTGTAATACTGGACCGTTTAAGTCTAAAGAAGTTTGCTTATCAAACATTATCGTTTACCTCAATTGACAAAGTTCTGACCAACTACGACTCCGTAGAAATTACTTCCTCCATCAAATGTTTTGTATGAGTAGATGTCTGCTCTACTTGCAGTTGTTGTGATTCCTGGTAAAACTCCTCCACCTGGCCAGAAGACTGGAATGTCAGATCCACCAGAAGTCTTGAATGTATCAAGTCCAACATTGTGTCCGCCAGTTGAGTCTTGTACGATCTTAATCGTAAATTCACTTGCATCATTTGGAATATTGGTGATTGTGAAGGAATCAACCTTTTCATTCAATGTTAGAGTGAAGTTCTGAGATCTAGAAAGATCAAGGGTGACAACATTTGATACACTAGTAACGATTCCAACATGACCGTGGATAGTCTTATATCTAATTCTTCCTTCAACATCAAATTTGGATCTAGCAACAGAAGTACCAACACCAACATTTCCAGTTGAAAGAATAGCATTGAATACCGTTCCTGATGTTCCAACATGAATGATATTCGATGTTGTTACACCTGCCTTAATTCTACCATCAGTATTTCCTGTACTAATCAGTGCAAACTTACTAGAACTGAAAGTTCCACCAACAGAAACTTCACTTTCAAATGTTGCAGTAGAAATAAATCTAGATCCGTTAGTTACATACAGAGATGTTGCTGCAGTTCCTGCGATTTGAAGTTGTGCTGTAATACCGATACTAGTACCAATACCAACGAAGTGATTTGGATCATCCTTATCGTAAATAAATGTTCCACCAGTGTCTTCTTCCCAAATACTATCAAGGTTGGTAAGACCAGAACCATCACCAACAAAGGTTCCAAATACATTACCATTGACATACATTGTATATCCTTGGGTTGAAGTTGTTCCTAAACCAACTTGTCCAGAGGAATTAACAGAGAATGAAGAACTTCCAGATCCAACTTGGAAGGTTGTGCTTCCAATTGAAGTTGTTCCGACACCAACTTGATCAAACAGATTAATATTAGCAGTCTTAGAGATGCTGATGTTACCGAAACGATACCAATCATTATCTGTTGTATAAACCCAACCAATATATCCAGACTTAGCAGGATTTGAATTATAAACAACATCTCCAGGGTTACCTGCAAGAGATGGTGTTGCAATACCTACGGTGTATTTTCTGGAAATTGTTGCATCACCTTGAATAAAGATAGATGATGCTTCGAATCCCTTAGTGGATGTTGAGGTTACTTTATCATTGAATACGACTGGTCCATCAAATTCTGAAATAATGTTATTATCTGGACCACCTTCAACTCTCAGCGAACGACTGATAGTAACTTCAAGTGGAGAAAGAACGTCAAATCCAATACTAATACCAGCAGGTAATACATCCTCACCAGTTACAGTTGGAATAGGTGCATCAAATACTTCTTCCTCACCAGTTGCAGAACTTACTTTTTTGTTACCAATATAGAAATCACCCTGGTCATTCATACCAGTATAAACAACAATACCACCGTCAGTCTTAGTTGATTGTGCTAAGAATTCTTCCTCAATTGAAAGTTGACGATCTTGTGTTTCGGGTAGAGCAGTTGAGTAGTTACCAGGACCATAACCAACATATTCAAATGTATGACCAGATGCGCGAAGAATTGAGTTTCTTCTGAGTTCAACTGGTGTTACATGTACTCTTCTTACGACTGTGTTAATTGCATGACTTGATGCCTTTGTTCCCAAGACACCACGGAAAACAGAAACTGGATTTCCAGTTACTTTTGTTTTAACTCTTACAATCTCATCATTGATCTCAAGATAATCACCAATCTTAACATCAAGATTGTCTATATTTTGAAGTTCAATTGATGTTGTAGATGCGTTACTTATTACTGCAGAAAGAGTAGTAGTAATTCCAGCATATTGAAGAACTTGGCGTCCTCCAACATTTTCATTATCGACAGTTATATTACCACTATTAGCGGAAATTCCATTTCTAATTGCAAATTGTGTTCCAGCAACCGTTGGAGAGTTTGTTGATACTCCAAGATTGACAACAAATTCAGTAAGACTTGTATTTTTTGTTACAACAACTTCTTTGTTATACAGATCATTGGTTGCACCAGAAAGTGTAATAACGTTATCAACTTTTAATCCATGATTTTGAGAAGTTACAACCGTTGCAATTCCAGACACGGAATCATAAGTAAATGATGTGATTCTCAGTGCTTCACCAGTCAGATAACCAAAAGCACTAGAAGTTAGATCAGATCCAGTTCCAGTTAAATGGGGATTTCCAACAGTTGATGCAGAAGAAACTACAAATGATTTTGCAGCACCAACATTTACCTCACTAATTCTGTAAAGTTGATTATAATCTTTCAGAGTATTGGAGGAAACGCCAATGATTCTTAAAGAATCGCCAACGTTGTTATAAACATCATCAACAGTAACATATCCTTGAACATGTCCAGTGGTGGTGGCAACACCAACAACGGCAAGTGTATTTCCGATTCCGTATGCACTACCACCATCCATGATTTGAACAGCAGTAATACCACCGATAGCATCAACTGTGATTGCTGCAGTAGCATAATCACCAGTTACAGATCCAGCAAATCCAACTAAACGGGCATTATATAGAGTTGCTGCAGAACCACTTCCATATGCAGTTCCACTTTCAGCAATACTTACTTTAGTAATTCGATTTAATCCAATATCATTAGTTGTGTGAATGATATGTGATGTTCCAGCAGCAGAAACTGATACGATATCAGTAATACCAAATCCAACTTTATCATCAACCAGTTTTTTATTGACAGTCTCTTTTGTCAAACTGTGTCTTGGTTCATCAACAATAACATTTCCAACTGGTGTTGGAGCAGCAAAACATACTGATGCATCTGGATCAGATTTTGGAGTGTCTCTATCAGTTTGTGGATATAAGAATTGAACGGGTTGAGAGAACTCTTTTCCAGTGAATGGAGCAACAGAAGGGGCGTTTGAAGAGTTCAGAACAACAAGATGGTAGATACCGTCTTGTTCACCAGCAATGTATTTTTGAACCTCTTGAGATCTGTAGAGATAATATGTGTTATTGTATCTCTTTCTCTTGAACGTTGGCAGACTTGTTGTTCTATTTGAAGTATCATTAGTGAAAGTTCCTGGGTCACTGCCAAGTGGAACAGTGAATGATTTGGAACTACTAATACCTGTTACAGTAAAGGTATTGTTGAATGCAGAACTACCGATTCCAACACTATTAGACGATGTTGTGACATTGGAAATTTCGACTACAGACCCTACAGAGAGGTTATGTGGCAATTCTGTCTCAAAGACAGCATTTGATCCATCCCAAATTGCATTAGCAATAAATCTGAAGTTTCTCTGTTCATTAACATTTGAAAGAGAAACAACAGTAGGACTGAAATAAGATTCGACTTCAGTATCGGTAGATCCAGTTACATCACTTGATTCTTGGAGGACGTATCCATCAGCGGGTGGTCTTGCTGAGGTAATTCCTGAACCAGAAGGTATGACATATCTTAATTTATAAATTGTATCAGATAAGTTTCTGGTATCTGGTGTTCTAGAAATAAATGTTCTTGGTGTTGCTGCACCGAGACTTGTTGTTCCCAGAGAAACAATCTTTGTTGAAAGATTATTATCTGTTGCAGCGGTGGCAACGTTAATATACCACTGATTTTCAGTAGTATCATATTGAATTGGGTGTCCAATGTCACCAGAGTTTTTATCAGATACTCTGGATACAATTTTTAATCTTCCGCCAGAACTATTGATTGTTACTTGAGAAGCAGCAAGAGCATCATTCAGAGTTTTAGCAAGTCTAACTTGATCCGTATTAAGACCAGATGTAATAGCATAATAAATTTTATTAGCATCAACCCCATCTGGTAATTGTGCAGTGTCACTTAGAACTCTGATTGATTCACCCTCAATGAAGTTATGAGGACTTTGTAATGTAATTGTATCAGAAGAAATACTATTAACACCAACAGAACTTCTACCAACATTAAAAGATTTTTCAGATGTAACTTCATTACCGGAATATCCAGTATTTGGAACAATAATTCTTGCAGAATATTCTGCTGAGGTATTTGACTCCGAGATTAAAGTCTTTAATCTATCACCTTCTCTTGCACCAATTCTATATCCTTCAATAACGTTGTCAGGAGCAACGTCTGAGTTTGTCTGATTGTAGAGATAAAGTCTATCAGTTGTTGCTGCACCAATTGTTCTCTCGACTGTCTTGGCAACATCAATTGCATTGAATTCTACATTTGCCGTAATGTCAGAAAGTTGCTTTGGTGGAATAATGTGAGTGATGTATCCAACATCATCTCTAGAAAATGCTGAATTTCTAAATCCTTTTGCAATAAGTGATTTTGAACCAAAGTTTGAGTTGGAGTTGGTGATTGATTGATCGCCGCCAGTATCAGCAACGAAGTGTTCAGCAAATCCAATTGCAAATACAGAAACGATTTGCAAAATAGCATTGTTAGAACACTTAATGTGGAAACTGCTATATTCTGGTTTATAGACTGCTAAAGAATCACTGTGTAAGTTTTCATTTCCAGCAGTGGTTGAGTCTTTGTAAGTTCCACTTGAGGTGTCATATTTTACAAAGGCATTATCATCTTTTTGCAGTCCAATTCCAGTAAATTGGGCAATAACCATCGACTTAAATCCAGTCGCTTTGTCGCCATCAGCATGAACACCACACATTCCGAATACGGATCTAAGTGAGATGTTGAAAATATATGGAGATGCTGAAGTAACAGTGTCGACATTCAGAGTTACAATTCCTCCAGTTGGAGTTGGAAGAGCATTTGTTGGTGCTGCACTTACAGCATATTTAAATTCTGTTGAACTTACAACATCACTTACAACATATTGTCCATTATATCCGCTTGCAGTGATTCCATTAACTTGGAATGCTGTATCAACTGCAATTCCATCGAGAGCGGAATCTGTAGTTACAGTAATTGTTGTTGATGAAGTTGTGCCGTCGCCTGCTTTTATACTTGTGATACCAACATTGCCAGACTTTGGTCCAACAATTCTGTATTCATCGATTTTTGGTTGAATATCTAATCCAGATGCTGGATAATCTGGTTCGACTTCACGACCAGAAGAAGGTCCATAAGCAAGACCAACTTTCTCATAATACATTTCCAGATCAGTTCTGGTTGAAGTATATGTAAGGAAAGCATCGTCAATTTTTACTGGATTGACACCATCAGCATATTCAAAGCAAGTTAATTTATGGTGTGAGAAGTTTGGAACAAAGGTATTTGAAGTATAATCCTTATAGATAACTCCGTTTGGATCTCCATCCAAAAGGGTAAATTGCCAAAGATAAGAAATACCAGTTAATCTGAAGATAGCAGATCTTTCAATATTATCATTCGATGGATTTGGTACGTATCTTGGACGAATTTTAGTTTTTCTTAAGTCAAGACCAACGATAGATGTTCCTCGTGGAAGAATAACACCACCATGAATACTGTTTAACTTATAGAGAGCATTATCATCAGTGGTGAGGTCAAAATTTGTTGTCAGGTCAAATTGAGAGAAATTTGTGGATGTGGTTCCATTTCTCAGTTGGAAAGTATTAGCAGTGGTTTCGTGGATAGGAATCCATCCTGGTCGGTTATCAATTAAGTGCTCACCAGGATAGAGTAAAATAGTAGTTTGACCGAATCTATCATTATCCAGTCCAGCTTGATATGAGAATCTTGCTGCCTCAACTAATGCTCTCTGGATTGTCTTGAATGGGCGAGCAAGAGAGTTGCCTTGATTTTCTATGCTGTCCGTGGCATCCAAATCATTTGGATTAACATACAAGATATTTCCACGCGCATTCTTTAGGAAATTATCTAAACGACTGAGAGGCATCTTATTTGCACGATAAGTTCTGTTATGGATTATTTATCATAAGAAAAAAGGGTAACCTCTCTGAGGTCACCCTTTTCGCACTTCCTTCACACTGTTATATATTAGCATAACTTTCTTGTTTCCACAAGAGGTCTAACTTCTTATCAAATACCATTACATATCTGTGTTTACGGGAGCGATTTTTCCATTCTCCATTGCACCCCTTAACAGAACCTCTGGAATGCTTGGTGCCATCGGCATAGTAGAAATCTTTCTTTGAATCTGATAGACCGCAATACCTAAAGTTGCAAGCCCGATAAATTGTGCCGTTATGATAGTCGCTATCAGCGTATGAGATGATTGCTTTGACTTCTGTATCTTTTCTAAGTCTCTTAATCGCCTTTGAAACGAACCAAGAAGTGATATTATACTCTCCCTGCTGAGTATCGGGGTGGATGCAGAGCCTTGAGAGTTCGAAGAGTCCTTGCTGTTCATTTCTTTCTAGTCCAAATGCACCTTTTGCAATTTCTGGTACGGGAAGTCCTGTAAAGATACAAACTCCCAATGTACCTCCAATATTTAGAGGTGAAAAGTCATTTTTCTTAAAAAGACCGTAATTCCAACCTGACTTAAATCCTTTAGAAAAGTCCTTCAAATAGTGATAGGTAAGTAAAAGTTCTTTTGCTTCCTTTTTACCTATTCTATCAATATAGTAGTCAGATTTCATTCATCATGTACTCCACAGTATTTGCAACATCACTCATTGCATCTTTTAAATTTGGTCTTTGTCCAGATTCCATTTTAGTAATTGGACGACGATTATCGATAAGAGTCCATCTCCATTGACCCATTTCTTTACAATACCAGAGATTAATTTTCATGTTACTCAGTCTATTGGTAAACATTCTGGATTTTCTAATTCCAGTTCAAACATTAACGGATGGCATTGTTCATCAATTAGATAAAAAGAGGAAAGGTACAGATTTTCTGGTTCATATCTCAATTCTTGATCTGCCATTTCCAAGATCTCAGAATCATAATATAAACTCTCTTCACATTCATCGAAAGTAAATGCTATTCCATTTATAAAATACATCAGAACTAATAGTGTTCCCTTATTGTACCACACATATCGAGTGTCAATACGGTATTTCATTAGTTTTTTTGATTTTTTGGTATTTATTACCAAAGCCACTTGTCGGACTTGAACCGACGACCTACGGTTTACAAAACCGTTGCTCTATCCAGCTGAGCTAAAGTGGCAATAGGAGCGGGGGGACTTGAACCCCCACAGGATTAACTCCCAACGGATTTTAAGTCCGGTGCGTCTACCGATTCCGCCACGCTCCCAAAAAAGTCTTTAGACTTCGACTTTTACAACATCAGTTGAAGTGGTGTAAGTAGGAAGATGAAAACGGCAATACTCATTAAAGGTGATTTTCATTTCCTTCCAGGTAAGACCACAATTATCCGCTGCTTTGGGTACATTCCATTTTGCCGCAAACAGCATTTCCATTGATTTTCTGGTTTCTGGACGCATTTGAAAAAGTAATAGAGTAAAAAATTTGCCGGGAATTTTTCCGCCGAAAAATGGAACTAAAAGCTAATTTTGGTGTCAGAGAGGACTTGCATAAGTAAGTACTTCTTCATCACAAGTAGCACGAACAAATTCAAGCACGTTCATAAATTGTTCAACGGTTTCACAGGTCACGGTTTTCTCATCACCCTCATTAGAATAAAGATAGACACTACGCTTAGCAGGATCTACGACACAACGGGTGAGGTACTCGTCTTGCATTGGTTCGTTTGTTGATTACCCAGTTATTATAGGATGATCACTGCTCCGTGTCAAGTCTTTGCTCTGCCTTGAGTGGAGAAATGTCCTTTCTCTCACCGAAAATAAGGTAGTAACAGTCAATAGGCATATTACCCTGTGATTGGAAGTAAATTACTCCCTCACTAATTCTTTTAATAATAACATTTTGATGTGATCCGATCATTGTCAAGTGAACACTAATGGTTCTCTCCTCAACAATCTCTCTATAGTAGTCTGGAAGTTTTAATTCGTATTTTCCAGTCAATCTACCTCTCAAAAAGACCGCATTTTCTGGTCCAATTAGAGATTCTAAATTTAAATTGTAATTCTCAAGTGTTGGGTGCTTAATTGTAATCATGGTATCAGTGAAGTGATGGTTGAAATTCCAAGATATGCTATTGCTGCATCATATTTTTCTATTTCATCTGCTTGCCCACCAATCGCTTGGCGGTTACCCCAGATTTCTTTTTGAATGTCAGATCTCAAGTCTCTAAGCGCATTTACAGCGGTAACTTTATAGTTAAAGTCACCAAGATCTGACTGAATATCAGATTCCGCTGAGTCTGCTGTGCTAATTGCATTTGTCAGTGCTGTTTCTTCGGTAGAACAAGAAGGAGATGCTGTGTATAACCCAGATGTGAGGTTGATGTCCTCAATAAATGCAGTTTCTCCCTCTACAACTCTACCACCACCAGTATCTGGATGACTTGAGAATCCGACCTTATAATATATCTTACCTGCACCTACACTTGGTTCTCTCTCACCTGTAGAGTAAGGTTCTATTCCAGCCAATGCAGGGTTCCATGACTTGGTACTTGGATTAGCACCAGAGTTATCATAGAATACGGATTTGCCTAGACCACTAGTTCCAGTTGTCAAAATTCCGATGGTTTGTGGTGCAAATGGATTTTTACCGAACTCCAGACGATAAGCACTAAGTGCAGTTGTCCCAACACCTGCAGGACTTTCCCTAATCGTGAAAGTTACAAATGATCCATCAGACTCTGGAGCAGAGGCACCAAGAGAAACAACCGTTCCCAAAGTTAATTTTGGAACAATACTAATTGTGCTACCAATACCAACAGTTGTCCCTGCTCCAGCAATTACCGAGAGATCAGCAGTTGTAGTTCCGATGCCGACAATCTCACCAAATCCAGATGGGAATATCCCACTCTTGTTAGAGGTAATTAGTTGATTGAGATTAACACCGTCAGTAACACCAGATCCAACTGGTGACATAACAGTCAGAATACTAGATCCAATGCTGATTGTACCAATAAAACTTGTGACAAATGTATCTCCTATACCTTTAGTATAGGGTTCATCATAATATTTTAATCCATATAGATTTTTATCTTGAAATCCAAAGATACTATTTGCTGGATATTGGGTATAAGAACCATCAGTATTGAGAAAAGCAACCTGACCAGAGTTTCCCAGTGCAATGCCATTTGTTGATCCAATACCAACTGATTGATATCCACTAAGAGAAAGTTTTGTTGCGATTAAGTTATAGAAAGTCTGTACTCCAACACCAACACCTTTTGTGCTGATGCCAGCAACTCTCCAGAACACATCTGTTCTACATCCAGCAGTGACCCTATCATCATATGCATCTTGGACTGCTTCAAGTTTTTGATTGACATTGACTACTTGATCATACAGATTAGAGTCAATAGAAACTATCGCAGCATCATACTTATCAATTTCGCCATCTTTTACAACAATATTTTTTTGCAAGAAATCAATCGCTTCTACACTTCTCTCTCTTTTTACATTTAACTCGTCAATAATACCAGTTGATATTGGCATCTTTATTTCCTCTCAATATCCTGATAGATCATTTCAGTACCCTCATATTCTAACTCAAGTTTTGCAACATCTTTTCTTTCACCATAAACGACATAACTACAATCTATTGGACCTCCACCATTATTCATCACATAAATTCTAGAACCCCACTCAATTTTTTGAACGAACAGTTCTTGATATATTCCGTGAGATGTTAGATTGACTGTTATTGTCTCTGGATCTACAAGACCCCTCCAATATTCGGGTAATTCTATCACATTATTATTAGTCAGTCTACCTCTATGATAAACACCATGTTCTGGACCTTCCAAACAAGCATGACGTAATCTATGATTTTTCTTGGTTGGGTGAATAATATCAAAAAGTTTTGTTGTTCCTACGATAGAGGATAACCAGGAGACAAAACCATTAACATGCAATGCACCATTAATAACAACAGCACCGTTAATGACTCTACCAGCGGTGTTCTCTGCAACAGCACCAGTAGTTACCTCTGCACCAGTATCAACAGATGCACCTGCTCTTAATTCAAGACCAGTTTGTGCTTTTAATCCAACAAAGTTCTTAACACCAATCCAATTTAGTATCCCAACAGCGTTTGTAACACCGAGAATGCTAATAAAACTAGCATTGATGCTGATACCAACAGGACCAAGGATGTCTCCAAGAACAACATCAAGAGGAGTTGGTGGAAATCCAAAAGATGAGACCTTAACGATTGATAGTGGGGGTGGCAATGCCTCCAGGTTCCCACTACGACCAATCATCAAGTTTGCTTCATTAAAATTAGGACCCTTCGTGAATGTAAGAGGGGACCCAATCATCACTGGACCAGCCAAATATGCTGCACCACGAATCTTTGTAGGACCAATACCAAATCCAACAGGAGGAATCGGTGCTCCAAGATGGTTTGCTGGTCCTACAAATAATTGATTACCAACGTATAGATCAGCTGATTTTGCCATTATTTAACTAAACTAATTTTATTTTTAACTGCTTGCAAGATTTCTCTAGGAGTTGCTGGTAAGAATGGGATGATTCCAGCAGAACCTTTAAGACTGGTAGCACCATCAAACATTTCTACGAATCCACCGTACATATTTAGGATAGAGTTTCCGATTATTTCTGTTGTTTTTTCGGAAAAGATTGTTGTATCAACATTAGAACGAACAAGAACTGATTGTTTAGAGTCAATGATAATTTTTTCATTTGCATTAATGTTGATGACTCCATGTTCACCACCAGATCCCGTCGCAATTATGTCAATATCTTGTGCTGCTATTCTAATTCTACCACTACTGATCAAGACAAGATCACCACTTCCAGAGTCAATAAACACTCCAGGAATTCCTGCTGCTACAGCATCTCCTGCCTTGACTTGGAACGTTCCAGGGCATCTATGGATTGTTCCACCACCTCTACCCTTTGTTCTAGTGTCTCCAGTCCTATCCATTTGAAAATAATGGGGCACTGGAGATTCTGTATTTGAAACTACTTTAAATCCAGAAATTACACCATCACCATTCACATGACCGAAGGTTACTTTCGCATCGCCAGTGCTAATTTCTTTTGCCTTATAATTAATTGGTTCTGACATTATACTCTACCTACACAATCGACTACGGACAGTACAGAATCTTGTGGTGCTGGTTCTCTAAACTCATCCTTATTGATTCTATCTATACAGAATCTAGGAACTATGTTTGCATTGACTCCTGTTTCACTTTCAATGTAAATTGTTGGGAACTCTTTAAATCCTTCACCACCAGAAATTACTTTTACTGATTCCAAATTACCAAAAATACCAAATGTTGGGACAATTTCTGCTCCATAATTTGGTTCAATCACCACTTTATCACCGTCATTATATCCAAATCCTGGATTTGTGATGACAGCATCACACATGTAAAGAACAACTGAGTAATCAAGATCAGATGTTGCAGGAACAGTTGATGTTGGTTCCAGTGCAGTGATAGTTCTTGGTTCTTCTATGAGTTCAGTCGTGCTTGCAGTCTCTACAAGGTCTCCCGCAAATACATCAAACACTTCACCTGGGTCATAAGGAACATCATAGGTTCCGTCTGCCCTTCTTACTGTGGTTTGATTTGCCTCTGCCCATACTCTTCCATCTCCACCACGACTTCCATCTGGTGTTGGTAAGTATCCAAATCCAGGATTATCCATAATAACACCAATGACACCAGTCTCATCTCCATTTGAGTCAGAAACATAAACTCCATTCTGAAGAGAGACTGGACCCAAAACTGGGGTTCCATAAGCACCAGATCCATTTCCACATGGATCTTCAAATCTTAAGAATGGTTCTCCACCAGAGTATCCAAATCCAGTTGAAACAATATCAACCCCTAAAATATCTCCAGTAGCACTTACAATAGCATTTCCTGTTGCACCTTCACCAGATCCTCCCCAGAAAGAAACTGATGGAGGACCACAGAATAGTGCTCGAATGTTGCATGTATTTTCATCGGAAAGAATATCACTAAAGTCCATATCCAAATCGAAGTCAAAACTGTCTGGATCAATTGCTTGAGTTACACTAGAAGCAAATCCCTTAACTTTTCTAATCAAAGATTCTGGATCAAAAGTGGCGTCTGGTGTGTCTGGACCATCCCAAAGACTCCATGATTTTACTTGAGGACATGCAGGTTTTTCTTCACAGGAAAGAAAACTCAAAATTGATTCAATAAATTGCAAAACATCTCCGACAATATCTATAGCTCCAAGAATTGTCTCCAGTGGTTTCATGATTTGAGAAACAAGTGAATTAATCAATCCAGAAAGTTTCCCGATAACTGCTGCAAGAATATTTTCGGCAGCACAAAGAGGAACATTGATGAAACGATCAACAACTTGAAGTAGTGCCTTACGAACAATGTTTAAAAGATTTTTAATAATTTTTCTGAAGAAACATGCCAACAAATCCATTGCAGTTTCCATTGCTGCTTTGGCATTTGATTGTTGATCTGGGAAAAGTAAGAAGTAAAAATCTTGTGCTGCTGCATTAATTTTTCTTGTTATCCACTCTTGAGCACCAGCAATTCTATCTTTTACAAAAGTAGTAACTTTCTCTGCTGCTTCACCTACCTTGATAGAAATATATTCTTGGATACTTACCTGTCTTCCTTTGTGATTGATTGGATGAGTGAGACTATACTTAAAATCTTTTAATCCTTTTTGTGCTTTCTGAATGTCCTGAATCATCTTCTGGATGTCTTTTACAATCTTTCCAGGAGATTGACTCTGCGTACAAACAAATGGAAGTGGAATACTAGTTTCTCCTCCACCATCATCCCTTTCAAGTTCTTGTTGAAGAGTCTCTGCAGCAGGAGTAACACCTGTTGCTTGCCTGATATTTACTGGAGTTGCAGATACAGCAGATGCTCTTGCTCTCTCCTGAGGACTTGTTGTTATTGCATACCTAGGAATACTATCACGAACTCCGTATCCATTAAATGGAGTAAAAGGTTTTATTTTTGGAGTGTCTTTATAAATCGAAGTGTATTGATTATATCCAATAACCCCCATGATGATTGGTTGCTGAGCATCCTCGCCATCTAAAAAGAAACCATAAACAAAATCTCCCTTACCCAATCCAGGAGTTTCTGAGATTGCAGAAGATCCACTACCTGAGGTAACAGGATACATCAAACTTGCCCAAGGCAATTGATCATCTGGAAGTAAATTATCGTCCGCAGTATGGTATCCCATAACACGAACTTGATATCGATAACCAAATCCCTTTTGTTGACCTAGGGGGGTTCCTGTTGCATTTAATCCTGGAGCATTAATTTGATGGGCATCATTAGCGATCTGACCGATCCACCAAATGAATCCATCTCTGCCTACAAAATTTTTCTTAAGGAACCCTTGTTCGATCACTATCAGTCCTCGTAAATTCTACACTCAGATGCGTCTGGATGCTCGTCACAGTACATCTCAAGAGGTGTTGGATCATGATCCTCATCTGGATGCTTTGCTTGATACTGTTCGAGATGATCTAACTCATCTGCCACATGACGGCGCATTTGTGGAGAGAGTGTTCCATTCTCTAACATGTCTTTATCATCATTAATATGTTGTTGAATACTTCTATCTGTCATAGTACTTTAAATGGTTTTCTACCGAACGTGTCTCTAACTAATGCTAAACTGGTATAGCAGTTATCAGGTGTTAGTCTGTGACACAGACTTGCTATCATATATATGCCACCAGTTTCCTTGTTTGGTTCCTTGTTGGCATCACCAGTTAGTTCAGCAAAGTCACAATAAATTAAATCTCCAGCCCTTAGACTGAAGTCACCTGGTATTATAACATTAGTTTTGATTGTGAACAACTGGTTGTATCTCATGATAGATTGAACCATCGCATTTGGCGCATCAAAATTAGTAGCGGTTGGATCACTCTTCCAAGTCTCTAATTGTTTTGTTGCTGTTGGTCCAAGCGGTATCGTTCCCACATCCAACACATGGTTCATCAATCTCGATGGACTCTTTCTAAACTCCTCTGCCACCCAAGTTATTTCTTTTGATCCTGCGTTTTTAATTTTGTCTTTTTGGTTATCATCAACGTTGTATTCCTTGACTCGGTATCTCATCTCATAAAAATCAAAGAAGATACTTCTATTGGAGTAAGTTCCAAGAGTAAGATTTTGTTGTAGGTCGATATCTCTTTCTATATTGACACTAACAATTTTACCATCATATCCTTCTGGTTTCTCTGGATTTCCTGTAAAAATATATCTCTTGGTGCGTCCTCTTGTTTTTTCATCAAGCAGTTTATCAAGTGATTTAAATTTAAATCCATCATAAGTTTCATAGAAAAAATATCCAGCAGCACCACCATATCCAGTCTTACCATTAACGGTTAGTTCTGGAATTGACTTTGATGCTAACCATGTGCAAACATAGAAAGGTTTTTTATCGTTGCCAATAAAATTATAATTCACAACGGTCTTATCAATCTCAACATTTTTGGTGGTTTTGATTCCACCATTTTCCGTTAAAATCTTATTGACACTGTTTGATATTACACCATCATATCTTTTAACGACTCTTGTTTGTTCGTTTGCAATGAACTCTCTGGTACATAAATCGACACTGTACAAATCCTTTTGAGTTCCAGGGTCTATGCCACGAACTCTATTAACATAAAATGACTTATCAGACTTGAAAGTTAATTTATTTGGTTCTGGTTGTGCATCTTCAAATTCAAGAATGACTTTTTCTCCACCTCTAACTGGAAGTGCATCCAAAACTCCTCTTGGTTTTGTACCATCTCCAATTTTCTTATCAGTGAATCCAGTTTCTATGATTGTTGCCGTAGCAGAGACTGAATTTGATAATACACTTTCATAATAAGACAACTCAACGATTCCAGGAGACATATCGATGGAGTCGCCATTATTCTTCGCTTCAAATATTTGAAACTTACTAATATTACCAGATGTTGCTGCTGAATTATCTGCCATTAACCTATTTTATAAAGGGTTCCCAACAATTGTGCTTTATAATAACTATTTAACGCATCTTTCACAGACATTCCAACTGGTATTATAGAAGGTCCTCCGCTACCCATAGGACCCATGGGAGCAGAGGATTGCATTGGTGCCATGACAACTATTGGTCCTCCAGGTGCTGCTTCATAAGATGCTCTTTGACTTAATGCAGATACAGCAGCACTTCTACCCTGAATTCTTTGTTGCGGTGGGAGTGGATGTCCTAGTTGATGTCCCCCATGAGGTTGAGGTTGTCCCGCTCTAAGTTGCGATGGTTGTGGTGTTGATGATGGTTTATAGTTTGGATCTAAATTTTTGAGATAACCCTGAGCTTCAGCAAACCTATCATTGAACTTTGGATTGTTCCTTTGGTTTCTTGGCAATCGGGTTTGACTGCCAGAATATCTTTCGACATCTTCCCATGCACCCATGATGGTTCTCAAATCATTACTATTTTTATAATCACGAACTAATTGAGTTCCCATTTCGCGTTCCATCATATATGCTACAGTTAAACCAAAGACTTGATCTTTATACTTTGCTCTGTCTGGGTTACTTGTATTTGTAAATAACGCTTGTGGATTAGGTATTCCAGATGCTGTTAAGAAATCTAAGAATGGTTTTCTTCTATCTGCCGCGTCGTTGAATTGGAAAAGTCCATAAGAATTACCATTGTCTCCAACAGCATATGGGTTAAATGAAGATTCATTTAAAATGGTTGATAGCATACCAGCAGTAAGTGCTTTGCCATATCCCTTGCTTTGAGCATATTTTATTGCTGCTTGGACTCCTGCTGCTCCAAAATTTACACTAGCAGGTTCGATTCCAGGCATCAATGGACCTTGATGCTGAGAAGATGGAAGACTGTATGCACTAGATTGTAAGAGTTGTTCTGTTGGATTGATCTGCGATATTTGTCCGCTCAATTTTTTATAAATTTCTTTTCCTGCCCAATCACCAACAGCAGCACCAACTGCTCCACCAAGAAATGTTCCAAGTCCAGGGATAGGTATGAGTCCAGTACCAATTGCACCACCAATAGCAGCACCCAGAGAAGCGCCAGCAGCACCAGCAAGGGCATTATCCAATCTCTCTCCCATCGCAAGATCAATACCAATACCAATCAGTGCTCCAATAAATGGTATCTTCTTGAAGACAGCAGATACTTTTTTAAAGTGTTTAAGTCCACCAGGTTTGAATAGTTTCTCTCCTGCTTTTTGGAGAACCATTTGAGACGTTTGTCTTATTGGAGCAGTCGCTCTTGCCACTGGTTTTGCAAATCTTCTTATGTTATTTGTCGCTACTCTTCTTATACCAACACCAGTCGATCTAGTGACTGCGCTGCCAGCACCACCAACTGCATTAGATACTCTGTTCAATTGATTTTTAACAAATCCAGCAGTTGTCTTTCCAACATTGACTAGTAAATTTTTTACTTGAGTTCCAAGTCTTTTCAATAACTTTTGTGTAAGATTTGCAGGACCTTTTAATAGTCTCTTACTAAGAGAAGCAATACCCTTGACTAGTTTTGGCATTGTGGTTGTCAAGGATATGACAGTATATCTCACTGCATCTAAAATGTTTGAGAACCCTTTAGAAATGTCATCAAACATTTTAAAGATTGTATCTTTATTCTGCAATAAGAGATTGACTATACTACCCAACAATACATTGGTGAAAAAATTAATTATAGAATCAAGGAAACCAATTTTTGGTTTGGGAATTTTACCTTTGCCAGTAGATTTTGGTTCTTTCTTCTTCTCCAGTTCAGATTCTCTCTTCTTTTTCTTTAGTTGTTCCTGTTTCTTTTTGTTCTCTGCAATAAATTCAAGGTCAGCAAATAATTTTTTTTCTAAAAGATCTCTTACATTTGTTACACCAAGTTTTAATTTCTTGACCTCATCAATTAAATTCTGATATTCAGATGAATCAGATTCACCAGGATCTTGTTTGATAATATCTTCTGTAGATATTTTTTTTCTAGAAATTTTTGGTTTATACGGAACCAAAGAAGAGTTTGGAGACCCAACTGATGCTCCTGTTCCACCACCAATTCCACCACCAGAGGGTGGTAACAGTTTTTCCGAACTTATTTTTTTCTTTTTCTCATTGACTTTACTATCACCCTTCTTTCCTGAGGATAACATTTTGCTTGCCGCTGAAGCTAGAAATGATAGTGCCATTGTCTTATCCTACCATATTATACATTGCTTTAACGACCAAAACACTCATGTTCATTGGATCCTCTGGAGATATTGTAGGAACCGTTGGTTGATTTGGAGTAGCAGAACTAGTGATTGTTGTTGGTGCTGGAGCAGGAATTGGTAAGAAGGTAGCACCAGATGGTTCTTTCAGTGAAGCAAGATTTAAATTAGCAACTTTCTGTTGTGTGGATGAACTTGCTAAGAATTGTGCAGGATTCACCGTTCCAGATATACCAAATCCAGGATTGCTTCTGATCTCATAATGAATCACACCAGTTTTAGATTCACCTTGGGTGATCGGATGTCCAGGTGAAACCATTTGTCCCTGCGTTACAAGGACTTTTTGACCCTCTGCAATTCTTTCATAAACACCCAAGACAGAATTGAAAATATCAACGTAGTTTCCATATCCTTGTGCTGTACCAACTTTTGTTACGATACCACCAATTCTAGAAAAGAACTTGTCATTAGGTCCAATGTCATAATCTACACCAGCATGTTGTCTGGCACCACCATCTCTAGAAGCGCCGTAATGTTGTCCTTGAATTGTGTTGGTTGGTGGTAGAGGAGGAATCATTCCACCACCTGCTGCTGTCATAATATTGAAAGGACCCATTCCAGGTTGGTTTGTACCACCTGCCATCTTGTTCATTGCAAGCAAGGTATCTCTTCCGAAGAAGTCACCTGCTTTGTTGCTCATCACAACTTCTCCAGGAGACAGTGCAGTAAGTTGTGTATCTGGTCCCAGTCCAGTTATAGGAAGACCTGTTGTTTTATCAACTTGTCCACCACCTTCAAATTGAAATTTTGGAATTTGTGGCGGATCCGGAATGGTTGGAAGATTAGATCCCGATATTGGAGGCAGTCCAAGAAGAGAAGAAAGTCTATTAATTTGATTTACTAATTCGTTAATGCCCGCGTTAATTCCATTAATAACCGCATTGATTGGAGCAACAACCAAATTATAAATGAATGCTATTACATTGTTCAAAAAATCTATTATTTGATTAGCAAAACTTTTAAGTGGATTTAAAATTATCGACGGATTTTTTAAAACAGAAAGTAAAAAATTAACTGCAGATCCAAGCAAAATATTCAAGAAGAAATTTTTGATCATGTCAAAAATATTAGTAAATGGTTTGGTAATTTTACTAACCAACTCCTTTGATTTTTTAGAAACTCCTTCTAGTTCAGACTCTCTTGTTTTTTTCTTTTGCTTTTGCCCCTCTATTCGTTCCTTCTCTGTTTTTTTCTTTTCAAGATTAATTTGTTCCTCAAGTATGCTGAGTATATCTGAAACAACACTATTGATAGACTTGAGAGACTCTGTTAATTCTTCTAATATTTTATTTGGTATTTTTTCTTCTTCTGGTTTGTCTTCAACTTGTGTTGCCGCTGGTGGCAATAATCTTTTTGGATCTAATTGTACTTTAGTTTCTGCACCACCTGGTTTTCTACTTACAACTTTTTCAGCACTAATTTTTGTTGCCTTTACCTTGAATCTTCCTGTCTTTCCTTTGACCCGCTTGAATTCATCAGTAATTAATTGAGTCGTATCAGTATCACCCGATCCAGTTAATCTTCCTTCTGCTGCTTTTTCTTTTAACAAAGAAAGATATTCTTCATAAGTAAAGTCAAATACATCCTGGAGTCCAAGAATTGCTAAGATCTTTTCATCAATTTTTTCCTCTACAAGATCAGTTCCTTTCTTGCCAACAGGAACAATTGCGGAGGAAGTTGGTTTTTGTTTCTTGACTTCTTTTTTCTCTTCCCGTATCTCTTTTAATATTTCATCCAGACCAGGTGGTTCACTACTATTCAGATACTCTTCTACTAACCAGTTCTGGTATGCTTCCAGATTATAATATCCACCATCCTTTCCTTTTTGATCTACTTGAGGATACCCACGGGGATCCTTCTTCATCTTGGCAATTATTTTATCAGCATCTGCTGATGATAAGCGAACGAAAGAAGAATACTCTATACCAGCAGCGTCCTTACCACCAGTTAATCGTGCCTTAAGTCTGTCCCAAAGCGCATCAGAAACTCTTCCCTTATACCAAGGTTGATCTCTATCTAAAAAGTCTAGGGAAGTGGTTGGCATTTTATTGTTTTTGCTGTTGCTTTAGTTTTTCCTCTTCCAGATGCTGTTGTAACAGCGCAATGTAGATATCCCTCTCCCAAGGTATCATATTCTCAAGTTCTGTTAGTGAATATTTATGGTACTGCATCAAAGCAAAATTGATCTTGAAGTAGTTTTCAAGATCCATATGCACCATTCCTAGCCGAAAAAACTGGACAGACCCTCAAGAACAACAACACTTTCAACACCAGTATTGGGATTTTTTAGAGTAACTTCATGAGAAAGTTTTGGCATAGTCTCAAAAAATTTCTCAATTTGTTTGAATTGAACACTGTTCATCTGTTCTAAGAAGTCATTAATTTCTTTCTTAGTGCAGTCAGCGACAGTCCATACTTCTTCTTGATTGTAAATCTTATCGATACATGTTGCGATCAATTCAAATGATTGATCCAATCCAGAATCAGTAGAGAAATCAAAATTATTCTTGATAAACTGTTCCAAAGAAGGATACTTCATTTCCATGATGAGATTATCATCAAGTTTAATTTTTTTCTCGTGACCTTCTTTGGTCTGAACTTTGATGTCATCAATATTAATTTTTACAGTAACAGGAGTCACTTCATCATCTGGTGCAATGAAACTGACTTCAATTTCTTCACCAACAGATTTACCACGAATATTCAAAAACAAATATTCAATATCAAATGTGGGTAAGGATTCTACCTTGACACCTCTTGTTTGAATGCAACTTTTTAATACTGCTTTGATTGCACTCGATATCTCTTTTGTACTCTCACTTTCTAGTGCAAGAACCAAAAGTTTTTCTTCTTTTACAAGGAAAGGTCTATACTTAATTGTTTGTCCTGACGAAGGCAACTCAAGTTCATAAGTTGGAGTCGCAATTGTTGGTAAAGGCATAATGTCCTATAAAGTATTTCAGTTGTGATTATTTATTGTCAGTCTCTGGGACCTCTAGGCGTTTCTCTAGGTTGTCTCGCCCTACCTACTGTAGCAGTGTATGCATCATTATACCATTTATTCAAGTCAGCCTGACTATTCAATCCTATTGCTGTTGGTGCTCCCTGGATGCCGTTAAGTGCTGCTTGTGCTGGAGGAGGAACAGCAGCGCCAGCAACTGCAGTAGAAAGAGGTGTATCTGGTTTTCTATTACTTCTCTTTCTAATATATCTCATATAAGAGAAAGATGCTGTGCACTTCAGAATATTACTTGCTTCATATGAAACAGGTGAAGATGTTATGCTGAGAGGAAATGCACCAATAAACTGATAGGTCATATTAATACCACTGGTATCTTTCTCAAATTTTGTTATGTAAAGATTATCAGTCTTATATGAATTGGGATAGTTCATTCTATAGTGAGTGGTCCTATCAACGTATTGGTCTGTGGTGAAAGTTGTTTCTTGACCAGTTACATAATTCATCCATGCATCAAGATATTCAATGACATTATAACTTTTATCCACATAGAAAGTAAAGTCTATTGTTTCATCATATATTCTTCTATATGCAAACTTCTCAGTAACTCCAGGATAATCATTCGTTACATCATGTGTTGCAAGAGATGATCCAGGAAGATTTGTATCACAACAAAGAAGTTCGATGTTATTAATATCCGCACCATTAATTCCTCTTGCCTTGAGAAAATCACTTCCGTTAAGTCCTGGTGGTGGAGTTAGACCAACAATATAAACAGAGGTTTGAGCAAGATTTAAAAGGTTGCTCTTTATCTGATTTATTGATAGTGTTCTTGGAGAAGGCGCTGCCATCTATAAATACTATTTGACCGTATATATTATGTATGCACGTTATGGCAGAGAGTATCAAAAGCAGATACAAACCATCTTTTCCAAAAAAATATAAGGGCAATCCAAACAATATTATATGCAGGAGTAGTTGGGAAAGAAAATTCTGTCATTGGTGCGACTTAAATGAAAACATTCTTGAGTGGGGTAGTGAGGAATTTTATATTCCATACATCTCCCCAATAGATAATAGAGTTCACAAATACTTTCCAGACTTTATTATAAAGGTAAAAGAGAGCACAGGTCAAGTTAAGACTTATGTGATTGAAGTCAAACCAAAGAAACAAACAGTTGAACCTCAGAAAAGATCAAGGGTAACTAAATCATTCATATATGAGTGCAAAACATATGCAGTGAATCAAGCAAAGTGGAAAGCAGCAAGAGAGTTTTGTGCTGATCGGTTGATAGAATTTAAAATCATTACCGAAGAAGAATTAGGTATCAAGGATGTCAGCAAGAACAAGGGAACTGGAAAAAAGAATTGAAGGTCTGGTTGATCCAGAATCCATTATGATAGAGATAATGGATGTATTTCAAGAGACTGAGATAATTCCTGACGTTGGAAAATATTATACTTTTATATACATACCAAAAACACAAGACATTGCTTTTGATCAACACCCCCTAGTTGCAGTAACAGAAATATATCAATGGGGATTTAAAGGATTAAACTTTCATTGGAGAGAAGTTAGAAATTATACTTGGTTAGAAATAGCAGGATTTTTACACGTAATTAAAAATAATGAAATTGATTATATGAGAGGAATTAAATATGCAAGGTATCTTGTTTCGTAACTAAATAACTAAAAAGTCTATAATGTCTCATACTCTACAAAAAATTGAGATGAACAATCCTCTTGTAGTTGGGGAGGATTTCTGATGGCAACTAAAATTGTAAATGGAACTGTACCAGGAAGCAGTTTCAGGTATGTGGTTGTAGAAAAAACAACTAATAGATCAACACCATTATTTTTTAATTACTATGTGACATATGAGGACATGGGTGTCCCTGGAACAGCGAATCCATCTACTCTGAAATCCGTATTAGTATATCAGAAACCCGGACCTGGGGGTACAATTCAATACGTTGAATCTGCTAGATTGCAAGCAGATGGTACATGGAAACTTTTAAAAGATAATGAAGCAAGAGTTATAAATCCACCAAGTCCCGGATTTCCAAACGGATCTATAGGAGGAATAGTAGATGCAAATTCAACTGATTTTGTTCTTGGGGCTGGAGCAAGACGATCACTAGTAGAGAAAGGACCAAATACACTTAATACTACATCAAGACAAAAATTACTCGATGCAGTAACCAAATCAACTCCACTATCACGTCAGCAAGTAGAGCAAGCATATTATATTAGTCAAAGCACAGCTCCTGATGGAACCCAAATAGGACCAGTGATAGCACTACCTGGACCTGCAGTTGTAGAACCAACTGCTCCAGTTGTAGAACCAACTGCTCCAGAAGCAGTGACCGCAGCGCCACTTGCTGAATCATCTACAGGTTTTCAAAATGCACCAGCATATTTGAGATATCCACTCAAACATACTAATGATCAGTATGACTTCTTGCAAATACAACCAGCAAAATATGTACCTGGTATTTCTGTTGGTGCTGGAGCAGCTGACACAACTAGAATAGGATTGCAATCGGTAAAAACAAGAATCAAAAGTACAGAAGGATTTCCAAAAATATTTTTACCAATGACTCCTGGTATCACAGAGTCTAACCAAGTCGGGTGGGGTGAGGATAGCTTAAACCCTGTTCAAGCAGCATATGGTCAAGCCGCAGCATCAATTATTGACGATCCGACAAAGGTATTTAAAAACTTAGATAAATTAAATGAAACTACACAAGGTCTTTTAAATCAATCTGGTCTTGGAAAGTTTGTTACTGCATACTTTGCAGGTCAAGCAGTGAGTGCTAATCTCTTGGGAAGAAGTGGAATTGTTTTGAATCCAAACCTTGAACTCTTATTCCAAGGTCCAAAATTACGCAGTTTCAAATATAGTTTTAGATTCACACCCAGAGATGATCCAGAAGCAAAAGAAATTAGAAGGA